CGTCTCCATCAGGGCCATCGTAAAACGTTACGTGGCCTCCGGCCGCTCCCACGGGCCGGCCCTTGTTCTGGACAGCAACGTCGCCCTTCTCCGGTTTGCTGACCGGTTCGCCCATCTTGTTGAGCGATGTAGCAAAGTTGTCTAGACCATCCTCGCTTTCATCGTAACCGACACTCTCCGCGACAGTACGGACGAACGCCGCGCACCATGCAAGTTTCGCCGGGTCCAGATGGGCAACATTTCCATTCAAATAGTCGCGGAGCGTTCTGCTTTGTTCGTCGGTTGTATTCCATTGCTTTGCCGATGAGAGAACCGCTTGGCCGAGGCTCATCCTGTCAGGGGGGAAAGACTGACGCTCGGCCATGGCTGCTCCTATCCGGCGCATTCAAAGACAGTGAGACTGTCGCGATAGACCCGGTGCTTCCGGATCTTGTGAACTTCGTCATTCCAGAAGCCGAGACCGGAAAGCTGGATAGTCTCGCCCACAATCGTGTACCCGCCATTGGCGAACTTAAGGCTGCTGTCGGCGATCTTGACGGTGGCCCCCGCGGGGATTTCGCTGATCTTGTGCTTCGTGGTGGCGAAGCAGCCGGACCCCATGTTTGCCCACGCGGGCGCGGCCATGGCGATGAGGACGAGGGCGAGAACGGTGCGGGACATGGGACACTCCCTTGATTGTGTATGCACAATGTAATACCGCTGTGCATACGCAACAAGAGGAGAGGCCCCTCATGGTTGACGAAAAGAGGACTGCGCAGGTCGTGATCCGGGTCACGCCCGCGGAGAAGAAGGCACTGGTGCTGGCGGCGAAGGATGCGCGCCTGCCAGTGTCGACGTTCCTGCTCGCCCCGGTGGTGAAGGAACTGCGGGAGAAGGGGTATCTTGCATGAACAGACACATCCGTCTTGCCGTCCATGTCGCCTCGGCCTTCGGCCGCTTCGGGGGGAGGGCATGGCGAGAGACGTGGACGCCAGCCCGGGTGACGCTGGTCTTCGCCCTCCTCGCCGTCGCCCTTCTCCGCTGGGCGTTACGGTGACAGGTTGCCGGCCGCGACCCCGGTCTGCGCGCCGATGATCGTCATCAGCATGCGGGCCAGCCTCTGCTTCTCGATCGCGCCAGCCTTGGCGATCTGCTGAGCGCCACCCGGCACCGTCCGCGAACGCACGAGCGCGCCGACGTTCTCCATCGCCTTGCGCGTGCCGCGGTCGGCGAGGGACTTGGCAACCTGCCCGGCGGCAGGAAGCGCCGCCGCGCCGACGAGACCGCCCACCGGGCCAGCCACCATCGTTCCGACGCTGCCGCCGATGCCGATGCCACCGCCGGCAGAGACGATGCCGGACGGCGCCGCCTTGCCAGCCCAGCGCAGGGCATTGCGGCCGAGCGATCCTTCCGCCACCTGGCGCAGCGCCGCAACCTCGTCCGGCGAGAAGCCGCGCACGGCGCTCTTGTTCTTCAGGATGGAGAACGCCGCCTGCCGCAGCTTGTTGTCGATGTTCGCGCCAGATCCCGTCGTCTTCGTGCTGATCTCGGCCATGTCGATGGCGCTGGCGATCCGGTCGGACCGGGCCTTGGCGGCGTAGGCTGCCCGCGCCCGCTGGAGTGCTGAGGCGCCCTTCTGCGCATCTCCGAACAGCACGTCGCCAGGGCCTGCCCCGTCAACGAAGTCGTCCAGCTTGTCGATGAGCTTTGACGCAAGCCGCCCTTCGTCGGGCTCCTTGCTCTTCGCGGCCGACGAAGCCACTCGGCGAAGGATGTCAAGCTTGTCCAAGGTGACGGCGCTGTTCGGCCCTGTCTCCTTGTCGAGCCGGTTGATGACAGCCATCACCTTCGGGTGCAGCGTCTCGTCGAGCCCATCGCGGGACAGCGACAGTTTCACGTCATCGACCAGGTTCTTGAACGACTGAGGGCTGTACCAAACCCCGGCCTGGCGGGCTTCGTCATAGGCGACCTTCGCCTCGCGTCCGAGGTCGTCGGCCGATGGCGCGAGGCGGTTGAGAGCCTTCGTGCCGGCTCGCCGCGCCAGAGCCCCGCCAAGCGCCTCGCCGGCCGCGCCACCGACAAGGCCGCCCGCCGCGCCGAGAGCCGCACCCTTGCCGATCTCACCCACATCGCCGCGGCTCTCGATGCCGGACTGTGCCGCCCCCATACCGCTGCCGATCGCAGACGCTTCGGCAATGCGCCCGACGATCCCGGGCGCACCGAGACCCGTGGCGGCTTTGGCGATACCGACGCCCGGCGTCGCGATGGCAGAACCGCCGATGCCGGCCACAACGCCGGCGGCGTTGGCGATCGGGCTCTCTTCACCACGCGCCGCGTCGGACGCCTTGATGAACTCGTGGGCCTCGGCACCAGGAAGCACGCTCTGCCCACCGAGCCAGCTCGGCATGTAGGCTTCGGCGAGCTGCGGCAGGCCGAGCCCAGCGGTGTTGGCCGCCTGGCGGCCGAAGACCTCGCCGCCGCTTTCGTTCTGGCCGTAGGTCTTGCCGTAGAGCTCGCCCTGCTTGCGGGCCTCGGCCTGCCGGACATTGGCGATATCTTCCGGGCGGACCGGACCTTGAAGGCCGGGCTTGAAAACCGATGCCTCGCGGGCATCCACGCGGTCTTTCACGCCCTGCCAGTCGCCCTGACCCACTGCCTTGCGCTTGGCCGTCTCACGCTGCCCGGCCGCGATCATCACGTCATCGGCCGTGTTGTCGGGAAACTCCAGCACCGTCCCGTCGAAGAGTTCGAGTTCGCGCGGCATCAGAGCGGGTTTCCGTTTTCGTCAAGGCGGATGCGGTTACCGCCGCCCTGAGGCGCCGCGGGTGCTTCTTTCTGCGCCGGCATTGTCGGGCTGCGCGTGTCACCGCTCGCCATGCGGCGCTGACGCTGGATGCCGATCTTGATGATGTTCTCGTACTCGTTCAGCGCCTTGTTGAACTCGCCTTCAGAGAGAGACGTGTCCATGCGGGTGATGGCGTTCTCGGCCTTCTTGCCCTCGATTTCCGAGATGGCGCCTGTTCCTCGCAGTGCGTTGTAGGCCTGCAAGAAGGCGCCGCCCTTGAGCTGGTCAACGCGGGCCTGGAAGTCCCGGCCGGCCGTCCCCGGGATACCGTTCAGCACTGACCACCCGCCGACGCCCCCGACAGAGCGCCCCTTGGGAACGGACTGGCGCAATTCCTGAAGCTGCTGGAGCGCCTGGTTGGCGCTGTCTTCGGCCTGGGCGAGCCCAGCCGCGGCCCCGCCGACAGCCTCGCCCTGCTTGGTGCCCGTGGCCTTCTGCTGCGCCTCGCCAGCTACATCCTTCGGCTGCGTCCCGACAAGCTGACCGGTCTTCTTGTCGTAGAGGTACCAGACCGTGCCGCCGTCGACCTTGTCGATGCCCGATCGGATCGAAACTCCATCCGGCAGCTTGCTCTCACGGATTTCGCCGTTCGTGCCGGGCTGAAGAATGACGACCTCTTCCTCGCCCGTCTGCGGGTTCTTGCGCGTGCCGTAAACAGGGTTCAGTCCGTAGGTGGCATTCTTGCCCTTGGCGCGGGCGTTAAGCTCCTCGATCTGCGCCCGCTTGTATTCATCATCCAATGGGTTGCGGGTGGCCTCGTTGGCGATGATTTTCTGACCCAGCTCGGGGTCGGCCGAGATGATGCCGCCATATTTGGCCATGGTGGGGTTCTGCGCGACGAAGTCGGCATAGGCCTTCTTCTGCTGCGCCTCCTTGAACGCCCGGGCCGCCAGCAACTGCCGGCGCTGGTCGGTCTGCCCGCCTTCGTTCATGCCGATGGCGGCGTTGCGCCAGCCGTCCTGCATGTCCTTGCCGGACAGCATGCCCATGCCGAAGCCCAGCAGGCGGTCGCTGTTGTTCTGGAGCCCGGCATAGATATCGCCGAGGAAGCCGCTGTCGGCCGGCGCCTGAAGCGCGCCGCTCGCGTCAGCCTGATACGGATTGAGGCCCAGGAGCCCATCGAAGATGCCCATCGGTCACTCCGCGAATGCGAGGTCGTAGCGGACGCGCTTGTATCCGTCCGCGCCTTCGGACACCGCCTCTGGCCTCACCCGCTCCACATCCTGCGCCATGACGCCGACCTGGAAGGCATCGTCGTCCTTGTAGCGGTAGAGGTAGAGCGGCAGGCCGTTCGAGGCCGTTCCGATGCGGCGGATGCCGGTCTTCGCCCGGCGGTCCGACAGCTTCCCGAGAAGGCCGGCGAGCGTCCCGCCAGCTCCCAGCGCTGACTGGAGCGCGGAGGGCGCGGTCGTCGTCCCCGTCTGGACAGTCGTCCCGCCGGCATAGGGTGCAGTGCCGTTCACGAGCCCGGCGAACCGGCCGAGCTGGTCCCAGGGCAGCATGGCGTTGCGGTCGAACTGGTTCATCTGCGCATCGAGGAGGTTCTGCGCCCGGGTATCGTAGTAGTCTCCGACCCCCGCCATCCTCTCATAGGGGGCGTACAGCTGATCCGTGATTTGGCTGCCGTTCAGGGCAAGCCCGGATGCGCGGTTGAGCCCGCCTTCCAGCGCCGAATTCCACGCGCTGGAGGCGCCCATCATGCGGTCGCGCTCGCGCTCGTAGTTGGTCGACAGCACGTCACCCACCGCACTGCCGATTTCGCGCGACAGCACGCCCTGGTGAGTGCCGGAGCCGTATCGTCCGGAACCCGCGGCCATCGAGGTGACCCGGTTCTGGATGTCCTCGGCCATCTTGTCGAGCTGGGCCTTCAGGTATGGGTTGCCGTTCTCCGGGTCGAGATACTTGCCGAGCGCGGTGTCTTTCAGCGACGACAATGCCTGCTGCTGCTCGGCCGACATGCCGTTGGAGCCGATCATGCCGGTCGCGAAGTCGACCCCGGCATTGCCGAGGGCCGAGGCATCGGCGGAGTTGGCGACACTCATGATGCCGCCGAGGCCCTGCTGCGTCTGCGACGAAACGTCGGCCTGGAGCGGTCCATCATAGACCATGGACGACGCGTTGGGATCGGCCTTGTAAAGCCTGTTCGCGTTGTCCATGACGCCCTTCAGGTAGGGCTTCATGAGGTCGCTCGGCTCGGAAGTCTGCGTCGAGGTCGTCGGAGTGGTCTTGGTCTTGAAGATGTTGCTCATAGGCGCCTCGAAACGGTGATCTTCATGGCCCGGTAGCCGCGCTTTTTCATCATTTCCGCGATGGCCGGGCGCGCCATGGCGTGCATGTCAACGCAGCCCTTTGCCCTCAGCCACGCTTCGAGCCCGTCCACGAGCATGTCGAACCATGACGAGAGATCCTTGCCGCCGAGCCAGAGAACTTCGCCATGCAGGTCTCCCGACAGACCCGTGTCGATCTCCACGCCGACGGCTCCGACGAAGCGGTTGCCGTCCCCAACGAGGAAGATGTGCGTCTGGCCGGTCATGACGCGATCGGCAAAGACGCTCTCGGGAATGTCGATGGCGTCCGTGCAGGCCTTCATCCAATGCCGCCACATGGAGGCGGATCGGACAGCCTCGTCAGACGTGAGCGGCCAGAGCCTCACCGGAGACCGGACCAGAAGACGTAGCGGTAGGTCCGGGCGTTGGCGTTCGAGGGGTGCTGCACCACGAACTGGCCCTTCTCTCGGGTCGCGACCGGCACGTAGGTCGTGCCGAGCGCGTATTCCAGCGCCGTTGTGGCGTCGAGCGGGTCGAGCTGGATACAGGAGGACGACGAGAAGCCGTAGTGCTCCACGGTCGTGCTAGTGGCGGATGGCGTTACGGTAAACTCGCCGATGGAGCGCACGAAGCCCTTGGCTGCGCGCTCTATCCCCTCTTCGATCCGCTTCTTGTCCTTGATCGTTTCCGTGGTCGGCGGGAAGAGCCCCTGATCGCTGGCGCGTTGCGGCTTCTGTGTCGGGACGGGGTCGCCGCGCTTCCAGCCGAAATCCATGGGCTCGGACATCTATCGCCCCTGCGCCACGGCCTCGATGCCCAGCCCCTGCGCCGTCGTCCACGTCTCGGCCGCTGGAATGCGAAGCGTGAAGCGCTGGTAGCGCCCGCTTGCCAGGATTGACGCGAACCCATCCTCCTCCACCGGGCATTCGGCGTTCTGAACGGGGTCGTCCTGCATGCGCTCGCGGGTCGCCACACTGACGACTGCAGCTGCGGTATCCACGATCGGCTCGGCGAACTGCGTGAAAGACCGCCACCCCTTGAGCGGTGTAATCTCCGCCGTCTCGAGGGTCGCTTCCATGTTCGGCCCGTCGAGGAAGGACAGGTAGCCGCTCGTGTCGAAGCCCGCGAAAGCCGGCCGGCCGCCCTGATAGATGCGGCTGTCGAAACTCGTCGTCATGGTGTCGATATTGCCGGAAATGCTGTCGATGCCCGTCGCCGGGACAGCGGAGGCGCCGAACACCTGCCCGCTGATCTGGCCTTGGAAAAACCTGTCCAGGAACCAGTCGTAGCCCAGGCAGAAGTCATAGGCGGTAGACGAGGCCGAGGCGTAGGCGTGCCAGTAGATACGGGGGCGGAAGGGATCGTTGACGGCGAGGATCTGGTTCATGCGCGCCGTGTCGATCGACGCCAGGAACCAGTCGTTCACCCGCTGCTGACCGAGCGGATTGATGCCGTTGTCCCCGTAGGAATAGACCCCATCCTCAGCGATGAAAAAGGCCGTCCCTGCAATCGTGATGAGACCGTAGGGAGCAACGCATCCCTTCCCGTCGACCACCTTCTCGATGCTGAAGGCATAGTCGGAGCCAGGCTGGAAGACCATGCGGCGGATGGCGTACTCCTGGAAGACGAAGCCGACCTCGCCGCCTGCCACCCCCGTGACGAAACCGCCATCCTTGAAGTCCTGCACGTCGGACAAGCCCGTCCCCACCGTCCAGCCCTCGAAGTCCTCGATGGCAGAATGGTGGATGGAATAGGGATCGCCCGTCAGGCCGGACAGCACGACAACCGGGCCGACGATGGAGACATTGCGGGCCTGGGGCGGGGTTCCCCCGAGCGCGGTGAAGGCCGTGCCGCTGTCGATGTTGATCTTCTGCGGCGCATCGTTCGGGTTGACGGCAATGAGCTGGTCACCCCACTGCGCGTAGCGCCAGAGATCGGTCGCGGCGCAGGCATAGGCCCCGCCCGAGAGGCGGGTGTAGTCGCTCCATGAAGTCCCGCTGAACTTCCACAGCTTGGCCGCCGACCCCGCGAAGGTCGCGAAGGAGCCGCCCGCCTCGCGCGCCATGACAAGCCCCCGGGCCGTGACGCCGAGCGCCGAGGCGCCGGAGTAGCGCTGGAGAGAAGGCATGGGCTTCCAGCCGTTCACGGTCGGCAGCACGTTTCGCGCCGTGCGCGTCGTGGTCATGTTGAGGTCTGGGAGATCGGGACTTAGGGGGCCGAGCGGGAGGTCGACCATCAGAACATCCCCGGCGGAACGATGCGGTCAGCGCCGCTCATCAGGAGGGACCGCATGCGCAGCTCGGACAGCGCGGCGGCTTCCCCCGCCGCCGTCACCGCGGCGCCCTGCTCATCCTTGAGGATGTCCATCTCCACCCGGCGCTTGGCGGACTTGCGAAGCAACTCCGCGGCGTGGATCGTCCAGACATTCTCCTCGGCGTCATCGACGAGGTCGGGCAGCGTGTAGAAGCCGACGATCCGCACCGTGTAGGCCGCGGACGGAACCGGATAGAGCCGGATCTGCTGGTCAAAGAAGGAATAGGCGACAGGGCGCCCGGACGTGGCCGGGATCGAAAACACCTCGCTGTCGAAAGGGGTAAGGCGGTAGCCCGTGGTGGCCGCCGCATTGCCGCTTTCGATGATCCGAACCCCGTCGATGGTCACGAGACGCGGGATGCGGCTGTCGTCCGTGCTGTCGTAGAACTCCTGCCCGCTCACGGTCGAGAAGGACAGGTCGCGCTTCCACCCGTTGAACCAGAAGCGCTCGCTGTCGTAGAAGCCGATGGCTTCGTTGATGGCGGCCTTGATCTTGTCGTTGAGCGTCGAGATTTTCAGATCGTTGGCGACCTTCGTCACGATCTCAGCGAATGTCGCCATGGCTCACCTTCGGCCTGTTCTTCGAGCCCTTCGGACGTCCGCGCTTTTTCGGCGCGGGCGCGGGCTCGTCCTTCGCCTTTTCGATCTCGGCGAGGACGTTGAGGAGGTGCAGCGCGTGCATGGAAAGGGGAGAGGCGGGGCTATCCCCGCCCCTCGTCACCGATCGTTGTCGGGAATGTAGGCGATGATGACCTCGCCGGAGCCGGCGGAGGCCGCCGTGCCGGTGAGGACGACCGTCGCCGTCACGGTCGTGTCGGCCGCCACCAGGAAGCCGCCAATCGTCTCATCCAGCGGGATGAAGTTGGCGGAACCCAGCGCGAGCAGCGTGCCGAACAGATCGTCGTCGGCCGAGTAGCCAACATTGAGCGTGTTCGTCGTGCCTGCGTTGAAAGCGGTCGTGACGTGAACGCCCGAGGCGGGCTTCAGGATGAGAGAACCAGCGGGAATGACGCCCACCGTCTTCTGCACGCCATTGTCGGCGAAACCGACCGTGAGGCGCAGATAGTGGACCATCTGCTGGTGAAACTGGCGGGCGACAGAGCCCGCGGTTCCGGTGGGCATGGATGCCTCCGTTCAGGGATTGCGGGGAGAGAGGGCGGAGCGCTCAGGCCCCGCCCATCAGGGTCAGGAAGCCGCCGTGGCGTAGGTCGAGCAGACGATCACGCCGAAGTCGATGGAGTTGAAGCGGGTCTTCTTCATGCCGAGGATGGTGGAGGCGCGCACGCCCACCTCGCGGTCATAGTCGAAATCCTGCTCGACCCACTTGTACTTCTGCGCGCCGTTCGCCTGCCCGTAGGCCAGCGAAAGCGACTGCGCTCCGCACAGGACGGCGCGGCGGACGGTCGTGATCGCGGCGCCCGTGGAGCCGTTGACGCCCTGCGTCACGAACTCCGAGGAGTGCAGAACGACATTGTTCCACACGCCCAGCGCGCCGTTGAAGATGCCCGACTTGTCGCTCTCGCCGCCCTGGATGAGGGCCTTCTGGATGTCCAGCCAGCCCGACGTGCCCGTGTCGATACGTAGCTGCGTCTCCTGCTGCGGATGGATGAACATCACGTACATGTCCTTCCCGTTCACGCGAACGGGTCGGATACGCGGGCCGCCGGCACGGGTACGGGCAATCTCCACCGCCTTGTCGATGAGCGACACGGTGAACTTGTCGGACGAGCCGATGGCCTGGTCCGTGGCCTGGGCGTTGGCGCGGATGAAGTTCGACGGCGCCACGGGGGCGTTGAAGCCGTACTTCTTCGCGTTCGTCTCCGGCGTGTAGCCGCAGAGCTGGTTGAACGCCATCTGGTCGAGACGACGGGCCCACCAGTCCTTGAGGCTTTCCTTCGCCTCGTCGCGCATGTCGAAGGAGATGCGCTGCGCGTCGATCGTGCCGGGCTTCTTCACGCGATGGGCGTGGCCGAGCTCGTTGATGAGCAGGCTGTCCTGGTACAGGGTCAGGCTCTCTTCGTTGCCTTCCTGGGTCTCGCCCTCGGACGTGCCGTCGCCGGAGGCGAGCATGCGCAGCGAGAACTTGATCTGGTCGCCTTCCGACTTGGACGTTTCGGTCTTCTGCTGGAAAAGCGAGTTGGCGGACGTGCCCATGAAGCGGCCGATATAGGTCTGCTCGGGGATTTCAGCCGCGAGCATCTTCGACCACAGCTTCACGGCACTGGCGTCGTTGACGCCAAATGCGTTGCCGGCCATTGCCGACCTCCGTGAATTGCGATTTTGGGGATGCGCTGCTGGACGCCGCAGGCTCGCGAAGCTGTCTGGCCGACAGAGGCCGCCGGATTGCGCCGGGCGAAGGCGAAGCGCCCCGTCAGAGTGGGGCGAGGCTCGTCATTCCGGGGACGATCAACCGCCCATGAGGCGCCTGACCGTCTTCGGGTACTTCTGCGAATAGGCGAGGAAGTCGTCCTCGCTCATCGCGATCAGTTTCTCCGGCGTCATGTCGCCGGACGCGGCGGGCGACCCTGCCGAAAGGCTCTTGTGCGACGACTGCGAGCGCTCGACCTGTTCGAGCTTCGCCATCGGGTCCGCCTCCGCCTTGCCCTTCGGGGCGTAGCCGAAGCGCTTGGCCATGGCGTAGACCTTGGCCGCCGGGTTCTCGTTGTTGCGGGCGCACAGGTCGATCACACCGAGGAATTCGCGGCGAAGCGCTTCCTTGGCGATGTGCTCGGGCATGCCGAGGTCCTGCATCACGCCCATGCGGGCGTCGAAGAGGTGCTTGGCCGCATCGTCGAAGTCCGGCTGTGTCGCCTTGAACTGGTTCTCGGCCTGCGATGTCCACGACAGGAGGCGGCTTTCGTGCTCCGCCATGGCGCGGGCCCGCTCCTGCTGCTGAAGCTGCTCCTTCAGCGATTTCACCTCGGTCTCGAGATGCGCCCCGGCCGCAAAGACATCTTCGTCCCACGTCGGCGGAGCAGCCGGATCAGCCTCTGGCTGCTGCCCGGCCTTGGCGAGGATTTCCATCTTGCCGCGGAAGTTGGCGTTCTCGACTTCGAGCGCCCGCAGCTTCTCCTCGAAAGCCTTGCGCTTCTCGCGCTCCTTCTTGATCTCGGCGACGAAATCCCGGCGCTTTCCCTGTTCGGGCTGGGCGTCGGCCTCGTCCTCCTCTCCCGCCGCTTCGGCCTGCACCTGCGGTTCGGGCTGGGTTTCGGAGACGGCCTCGGATGTCCCGGGCAAGGGCGTTTCGCCCCGCGACGAGATAAAGGCCTGCTCTTCCGCGGTGAAGGTTTCACCGCCGGCATTCTCTTCTGACATGGTGTTTCCGTGATTGCCGAGGCGGTCGGCGGCCGAAGCGGGGACTGCGCTCCCCGGGGCGAAGCGGCGCCTGGCGCGCCGGATGTCAGCCGAGAGCGGGGACGCTCGACGGCGTGAAGTGAACGTTCCCTGTTCCGGTCGACAGGAGGACGGCGACATAATCGCTGTCGAAGGGGGGCTCGACGACAGCGACCTCGCCCGGGAGGACGGGATAGTCCGTCGCCGCCGCGGTCGGCGCGCTGCCCGCACCCCACTTGACATAGGCCACGGCTGCCGTGGGGTTCTTGATCTCGTAGAGGCCGCCCGTGAGGCCTGACTTGCCCTGCAAGGCGACGTTGGCGGACGAGGTCGACGCCGAGATGGTCTTCGTCGGCCCGGACGGCGCTACCGGATGGCTCATGGTCGTCTCCTAGGCTGCCAGCAGCAGCAGAATGGCGAGGTCATCGTCTTCCTGGGCGGCAATGCGCGCGGCATGCTCTCGGGCCCGCTCGAACCGCCCCGGCAGCGGGGCGCCCCCTGCCGCCG